TCTACCTGTGATGTGGGGCTTGTACTGATTGCTACAGTAAGGTTATTACTTGCTACTGTTACTCTTATAAATCCATTTATTAATCCAGCGTTTCTAATTCTAGTTTTTAACTCTAATAAATCTACATAAGCCTTTACAGCTTTAGCACTAGGGATTGTGTCATCATTTGCTGATACTGAAGCTAAATCATTATCTATTGCTAAATCTTCAGGGTCTCCAGTTCCTGCAGTTGCTCGTCCCTTTACAGTAGCTGTTGCCATATTAGCTAACTTTGCATTAGTAACTACATCATTATCTATACTCCATACCGTACCAGCAGAACTAACAGTTATATCACCTTTATCTCCATCACTAACTCCAATAATTAAATCTGATGCTAATGCCTTTTTTACATTACCACTGTCTGAAGTATCTGAAATTAAAATATAATCAGTACCAACTGCTGAAGCAGTAGTTTTATTTAGAATTGCATTTTTATTTAGTGTCCATACATTTCCAGAACTACTTACTGTAATATCACCTCTTTCACCATCAAGTATCTCTTGAGTATTATCTTCAACTTCAGTCAATATAACCTGCAAGTCTTCCTGTACTTCTAAAGTTGGTCCTATAGGCATAGTCTATATTATATTATTGTCTAATAAGTATAACTGAAGCAGTTCCTGATACAGTAATAAAATTAATAGCAGTTGTCCCATTTGGAGCTACGTAATGACGATTAGTCTCGGCTTTTACAATTCCATCAAAATTACTAGTTGTACAAGCTGTTGTACCCCACTTAAATAACACATCTACTCCTGAAGATTGTATTTCTATAAATTCTCCTTGTTTAGCTGTTTTTTGTACTGATGAAGAAGATGTTACGTTAAAAGCAGCTTCTGGATCTATTCTAGTTCTACTAGGTGGTAATTGTGCTATATTACCTAAATTATCAGATAATGAATTATATGCCATACTGTTATGTTAATTAATATATAATTATATTAACATTTTGAATTTATTTTGTTTAGAAAAATACTCTAACAGGTTCCTCAGGGCTTACTAAATACTGTTCCCAGTCACTAGGCAATTCACCAACATAATTTATATGCCAACCAGGTAATGTAGTAGGTTGAGTAATTACATTGCCTTCCTCATCATACTCTCCACCTTTAGTAATTATTCCTACTATATCAATAGCATAATCGTGAGTACAAGATATAATATTTTTATCTTCATCCAAAAACCCAGCTTTTTCTAAAAGTTGTATAGCGGTCTTTTTATTTGGAAATCTTAGATAATATGTCATTGTGTTATTCTTTGTAAATTTGCATTAGATAATCTTTGTGGGAAATAGGTGAGGCGGCGGATGGTGCCGCTGAACTGACCGGCTCCTGCATGATTGGCCCTGACATAAAGGCGGCTCACAGTCGGACAATTACCAGATACATCAACCTCAACAGCTCCGGCGTTTAGCGTGGCGGCAAAGTCGTTTGCTTTGTATGTAAAAGAATGCGCTTGTGTCGAGTTTGCCGTAATTACGCCTGGCGGTATCAGAAGGCCTTGGTTCACGTTACCATTCGTGATCACGGTATCGATTGTTTGCGAGCTTCCAGTGTTGTAAGCTAGGAATCGTTCGGATGCAGTGTTATCTGAAATGGCCCACAAGTTTGCAAAGCCAGTGCTTGAAATCAGCGCCGAGCGAGAAAAGCTGCAATACACCGTCCCCTCATCCTGCCGATACCAGGAGCTGAAGTTGCTCCCCGTGATGCTCGCCACATCAGCAGCACGCGTGGCGGTGGCTGTGGTGGTTGGAATGTAGCTGGTGGGGAAGGCGCCAGCTTCTAGTTGGGCGCCCCAGAGGTAGATGCCGCTTGAATTGTCCCCTTGGTAAGTCTCTACCCCAAAACTGCCTGATGCAGGGGCGGCACTGGATGAAGAAAGAGCAGTCTGAATTGAGAAAGAGCCAGCACTTGTGAATGTCAATATGCCCCTATACCAGCCATCGCCACGTGAAACGATCTGAGCTGAAGCACTTGTGAAAGAATTTCCCTCAATGCTGACAGCAGAAGCTGTGCCATTGACAGGGTTGAATCGGCAGGAGATCCAGTCTGATGAACCACGGCTAGCACCAAGGTTGAGATGCCTAGTGCCAGAGCCATTTTTGAAGAATACGCTCAGCGTGTAAGTAGAAGCTCCACTAGTGCCGACCTGATAAATCTCGTGAATGCTAGTGGAAGCGTTTTCACGGAGCAAGTCGGATGTAACCGCTCCAGATGGAGAAGCAATCGCATTGGCGGATATGATCGAGCCAATACCTATCCAACTCGCACTATCAAACTCCTCACTCCTCAGCAGCAGATTTGTTCTCTGCTCCTCCACCAGCAGCCCCAAACTTTCGCCAGTTGTCGGATTGTGGTCAAATCGGGGCGCGGAGTTGATCGTGCTGGTCGTGGAAATGTACTCGCCAACGGTGGCGGACTGCTCTAGTTGGGCGCCCCAGAGCAGCAAGCCTTTAGCGGCATCACCGACATAGCTGATAGAAGTTCCACTTGCAATAAATACACCAACCCTTGCGCCTCCTCCAGTGACGCATGTGCTGGTGATTGAGCAGCGATACCAGCCATCGCCTACGGCTTGAATTAAAGCAGTTACGCCTGCGTCTGTATTGATTACAGAGCCACTACCAGACAAATTAAAAAATCCAAATCTAGCCGAACTAAATAACGTCGGAAACCCAGGGGCAAAGTTGCGTCCTCCAATAGACTTTGCGTAACAAGAAAATGTGTACGCTGCGCCAGCGATAAAAACGTGATCTGCAATCTCTTGGCTATGGAGACCGTTGGTTGTAGTTTCTAAAAACTGATCAGCCGTTATGGTTCCATTAGGCGCAGTACCTTGATTTGCAGTCAGCGTTGCATTGTCTGGCGTCAAACCTTGTGTGAAGTCTTCGCTATGACGTTGCAAGTTCGTCGTTGCCGTCTTCAGCAACCCGTCGCTGCCCACATATGTACCACTAGAAGCCCTTGTAAATGTAACTAGATTATTTCCACTTATTCTATCCATTAAACTTTTATTTCTAGCAAAATTTAAGTCTAAACTAGCTCCTGTCCCAGCATAATAAATACTATCTATTGGTTGTTTGGAAAAATAGTTTAATGTATTTAGATTATTTAAGTTATTCATATATTAAAATTATATCATTTTGAAAATTGAAATTCTATTTATTTTTTTCTTCTGCAATCTTACCGTATCTTTCTTCAAGTATATCTTTGTATGACTTTCTAACACTAGCTTCAGCATCAGATAAAGCATCTATTTTATCTTCTAATGTTAATGTATTCCAATCTGAACTTTGAATAATTTCTTTATAAGCATCATATACCTGATTACCATACTCTCTTTTTTCATTTGGTATTTTATTGTCTGGAATATTGTAATATTGTTGAGCTTTCTTTCCAATGTAGTCAGTAGGTGTTTTAGTTTCCCCTTCAGACTTCATTTTTTCTAGTTCTAAGACGACTTCATCTTCAGAAGGTGTCTTTACCCTAGAACCAAATAATACTTGTGAAAATCCTTCAGTTTTAATGTCTTGTCCAAATACATCTAGTTTCTCTGGCAATGCTTTTCTAACTTCTGGTATTTTTAACACAAATGGGTCTAGGTTTATATTACCAATAGAATATACTCCTGTCTTAGCATCTCTTTTAACTGTATCAGCAGCTTCACCAACATCTCCTATTATAGATGGTACAGACCTTGCTGCTACAAATCCTGTTAGTCCATTAAAAAAGTCTTTACTAAATTCTTGCGGTGAATATTCTTGATTAATAGTTTGTGAAATCATTTTAGAACCAGTTTGTAATAAATCTGAAATACCTTCTATAACTGGTAATTTAGTTAATTGACCAGCAGCTCCTGCAGCATAAGCTATTGCTATTTGTCCTACTGTTAAATCTGGTTTCTTTTTTAGTTCTAGCATTCCAATAAGTGGTGCTGCAATAGGTCCTAAATAATCTAATGATACCCATTTTTCTTCATTAGTTCCTGGAATTTTAACTCTAATTGAATTTGTAGTAGCTCTTCCTAACTCTATAAGCCTTTGTTCATCTGGGTCAGTAGGATATTCACCTATATAATCATTTGAACTTATAAGTGAGGCTATTGCTATTCCTGTTCCAACCCCTACTGCTGCCCTAGAAAATTTTATATCTTTAGCAAAGTCTAATATAATTTGATTTTTAGACGCTCCATCTTTAGCACTCTTTATAGCATTAATAGTACCTTGTGGTATTTTAAGTATTGTCTTTAATCCAGAATAATCAAATCCAACATTAATAACATTAGCTGGTGTCATAGCAAATGGTACTGCAAAAGTTCCTAACTTAAATCCATCAGCTATATCTTCTGGTATTCCTATTCCTACTAATATATTTTTTCCAAAATTATCTAAACTTTTTCTGGCTTGTATAGAAAATTTAGCTGGTTCTGATTGTTGTTGAAATGTAACACGATTAGCTTCTGCTATTCCAACTTCTTTTAATCTAATCCCAGTTACTGTTCTAGGATTTAATGAAAATGCGTCTTTTACTGTATCTTCAAATATTTGATTAAATTGGTCGCTATCTACTTTTAAGTTAGGATTGCTTTTTAGAATTTCATTTCTAGCTTCTCTGTATATAGTATCTCTTTTAGCAAATGAAGCATAAAATTGGTCTGGAGTGGATAATAACTGTTTATATACCAAATCATTATATTGACCAGCTATTTTTTCTACTAAATTACCGTCCATATTAAAAGCGTTCATAGTCTCTCCCAATGTATTGATACCAGCGTCTATGTCCATACTTCTAGTAGCATCAAATCCATATTGACTAAAAAACTTAGCATCTTCTATGGCTTCTCTAAAAGCCCTATCCATTTTATACGGAGTTCCAAACTCTAATGTTCTATCTGCAGAACCTGTTAAAGCAAATCCTGTATTAGATATAATATTTGTTAATCCAGATTTTGTATTAAATAACAAATTAGCATTTAATGTAGATACAAACTTTTCTCCAAATGAACTGGGGTTAACTGAGTTTAAAGTCTGCCTATATTGTTTATATGCTTCTCCAAATTCTTGAGAATATTTACCATCTTCTAAATAAGCTTTAGTTGTTAAATTACCATCATTATCTAAAAACTGATTTATATTCTTAGCAGCTTCTGTTAACTTTTTTACTTCCTCACCAGTTAATCTAGCCCCTAATTTTATCTCTACACCTTCTTGTATTAACTCATCAGAAAAGTCATCTATACTAGATATTTGATTTAACTTATCTAAAAATGTATCTGGCTGTTCTCTTCCTACAGCTTCTACTTTTCGTTTATACTCAGCAGATTTAATCAATCTTTCTTTTTGTATATCTATAATCTTTTCTTCTAAACCTTTTTGCATTAATAATCTATCTGCTTCATCACTAAATAAATTATTTTTAGAAAATTCATCTAATATTTCTGTAATAGCTTGAGTTCGTTTTTCTACATCTAAAGTAGCAATTTCTCTAAATGCTTTTGATGGTATTTGATTTTTAAGTAAATCTGTTATTTCTTGTGGGATACAAACTTTAGCCATATTTATTTACAGGTTATATTATCTAATATATCAAATATCACTGTCTGGTCAATTACCACTGATGACATTTCTTGCTTTACTTTAGCTACTTCTTTATCTATTTGAGGCTTTAATTTATTTAATCTAGCGTCAGTAGCTTGTTTAAGTGCATATTGAGGTGTGCCTATTTTCTTTTGTTGCAATATTCCAGTTCTTTGTCCACTTCTAGTTGCCTCTGCACTAAATGAACCATATACTTGTGCTAACTCATCATTTTTACCTAATTCTATTAGTTTATTAATATATAACTCACCTATTTTAATATCTTGTAAACTAGAATTTTTATTTATACTTCTAGCTATTCTACCAGCTTCATCAAAGTTAGTTTCAATTAATTTATTAGCTTTTTCTTCTAAATCTTTTACAACTGCAGCTTGATAATCTATTGAACTTAAGTTTAAGTCAGGATTTTCTCTTCTTAACCTTTCAGCATAAGCAGACTTTTTCATTGGACCTGTTAACTCTTCTTGCACCCCATCTATAACCTCAGTTTTACCAGTTGAATTGACATATTCTTTCATACCTTTGTCAAACTCTTCTGGAGTAGGAATTTCTCCTTTAGCTAATTTATCATCTACTGTTTGTATGTTTGGAGTAAGTCTAACTTGCTCTGGTACTATGTTTATACCTGCATTTTCTAATTCAGAATAGATTTTATTAACTTCCATTTCAACATCTTCAACAGGTACTTTTTGTACATCTTTTGATGAAATGTATTGTGGTTCCAATGCTTTTGTTGGAACCTCAACTTCCTTCAATTGTTTTTGTAATGTCTTTTGTTCAATAGAAATATCTTTTAAGAAAGATTTGCTTTCTCTTATATCTGCTTTTAGACTTTCTCTTTGATTTTTTAATTTTAAGAAAGCATCATAAGCTGCCTGAGCTTCATCATCACTTTCAAACCCTAATTCAGTCATTAATGAGTCTCCCTGTCTTGCGTATTTGCTTTTACCTTTGCCAGTTATTTCTGGTAATTTACCTTCTCTTTTATTAGCATATTTATGCAATACTTTACCAGGATGAGTTTTTAATTCATCAGTAATAGTTTGTAATAATGTTGTATCTTGGTCTAATTGTACTGCAATTTTTTGTTCATCCGTTTTAAAGGTATCTAATTTAGACTTTATTTGTACAACTTGCTCTGCAGATATTTCGGTTGCTTTTGTTGGTTGAGTTTGTGATTTATTATAAATTTGTTTTAAACTTTCTTCAGTTTGTATTTTTGATGGATTAAATATAATAAATTCAGAACCTTCAGGTTTAATATTTTTAGATGATGCCATTAACACATCACTTTCTGTTAATGGCAATATTATACCTTCATATTTTTTTTGTAATCTTTTCATTACTTGAGGATTTGTTAATTCATCTTTAAAATCTCTCCAATTAAAATCTAAATCAAATCCAAATTCTTCAATCATATCGTCAAATTCTGGACTATTTATTGCAGGAGATTTTTCACCTGTTAATATTTCATATAAATTTTTAAATGTTTTTTTATCATTTTTTGCAATATTTTCCCAAGATAAAAATTTATTTGTATCAATACTAACTTGTTTAGTTTTTTCTGGTATTCCAAATAAATCTGCAATTTCTTTATTATCAGTAAAATGAAAACCTAATTGAGCATCTTCTGCTCCTGTATAACTTCCAAGTTTTGTAATATCAAAATCTTTAAAATCTTTACTTGTACCGTGATAAAGATTAATTTTAGCCTTTACAAACTCCTCAGCACTTTTATACTTCCTAGCCTCTTCAACAAGTGGGTCTACTTTAACATTAGCTGGTTTAACATTAGTATCAACCTCATTTATCCTATCTACAAGTGGTTTAATCATATTATTATAAACCTCTTTATATTTAGGGTCTTCAGTATTTATTTTTAGTTTTTTACCACCTACTTCATTACCAGTTAACAAAGCTAAATCATCAATAGCTTTACGAGTAGCATTGATACTCATTACACTATCAGGATTAAAATCAATATTATTACCTTTAATGGTTTCAGTAATATCTACCATAGGAATAGTCTCTTGTGGGTCAAAAGCTCCTAGTTTAGAAAATGAACTTGTAGGCAATCCTACTTGTTTTCCATCTATTGTAGTTGTTGCTTGTGTAGCTTCTGGCAACATTAATCTTTGGGTAGTACCAATTTGAGCAGGTTCTTTAGGCATAGGCAAAGCACCAGCTAAATCAGTAACTGCACCAGCACCTGTTTTATTAACTATTTTACTAATATCAGAAACTCCAGCTTGAGCAACAGAACCTAATACTTTAGCTCCATAACCTAATCCTAAAGTTACTCCAAATGCACCAATAGCATTAGTTCCAACACTTCCCCAATAATTGTTTACTCCATCATCATCTGCTAATTCTCCTAATCCAGCATATGTTAAAGCTTGAGGTGTGGCTTTTATAGCTTGTCCAAATATAGTTTGTTCCATTATTTTTCCAAATCCTTTTTGAGCTCCAACTTTACCAACCTGATAAATATCTCCAAGTCCTAAACCTCTAGTTATAATATTTCCAACAGCTACAGTTTTAGAAGCTTGTAATGTAGCAGGTACTTTAGTACTTACATTAGCTAATACCCCAGTACCTTTTACAACAGTACCAACAGGTAAAAAAGAACCTACTGTTAATCCAGCTAAAGCAGACTTAGCAAATATTTCTGTGCCAGTTAGCTTATCATCAGCTCCCACTATTTTTTTAGTAGCTTTACCTTGTGCAAATTTATTAGCCTCTTCAGCCAATGCTTGAGATTGTCTTAATAATGCTTCAGCTTGTGGTCTGTCTGTTTTAACTATTTTAGCAGCTTGGTCAGCTAAATCTTTAGACTGATTATATAAATTAGTAGCAGCATTTTGTTCACCAATAGCTTTACTACCAGTAACAGCAACATCTGTAACTGGTTCAACTAACATTTTACCCAATCCCCAAGCACCTCTAGCCCATATACGAGGGTCAATTATTGTTTGAGCAACTTTACCAATAGCAGCTTTTCTTTCAAATCCAGCTTTTTCTTTTTGAGCTTGAGAAATTATAGCATAGCTTTCATCAGCAATCTTTTGTTTAAGTGCATTAGCTTCTTCTATTTTTTTAATAGCAGCATTTCTTGCATCAATTTGCTTCCAAGTATTATCATCATAAGTAAGTTCACCTTTATCATTAGTAGTAAAGTTCTGATAAAATGCTGGGTTAAATTTAGATTTTGCCATATTATATTATCTTCCTTGTCTTCTAGCTAATTCTGCAGGGTCAATTAAAATATCATATACTTCAGTTTCTATAACTTTAGGGTCTATTAATCCAGCATATTGTTTTTGCAATGCAGCAATAGCTTGTTCTCTATTAATCATTCCTTTTTCTCGTTGTACTGTTGGACTTTCAGTAATAGCTACTTCTCTACCAGATACTTTACCTGTATTTAACTGGTCTCTTAAAGCAGCCATAGCTTGTTGTTGAGGAGTTGGTTGAGCTTTAGCAGCAGCTTTTCTTTCTGCTCTACTTGCAGCAGCTTCAGCTTTTTGGAAAGCAAGTTGTTGTTGTCTAAATCTTTCATCAGCAGCAGCTTGTTGTTTGCTAAACTCAAATTGCTCTTGTTGTAATCGCATAGATTGACGAGCTTGTTCCATTTGTAATTGTCTAGCTTCTTCAGCTTTTCTTTCAGTTTCTCTTAATGCACCAGTAGCTCTATCTAAATATCCAGTTGTAAGACCAGAGTTCTTTTCTAATTTACGCTTTTCATCAGCAGATAAACCTTCAAAAGCACCAGACCCCATTATATTTAAGGCATCCATAATATTCTGTCTAGCAGCAATTCTTTTAGCTTCCTGTTCTTGTCTTATTTGCTGCATACCATTAAGCAAATAGTTAATACTATCTTTAGTCTCTTGCCCCCTAGCAGACATAGTCCATTTAACCATACCTATTTGCTGAGCAATACTATTCATATCACCAACTTGGATAGCTCTTAGTTGTTGAGGTGTAAGATTAGCTTGATTTTCAGGTGCAATAGTACCTTTAGACAAAGCAGTTGTTAAACTATTAATTTGGTCTAATAACTTATTATTTGTATTAGCTTTTTCCTGTAATTGCTGTACAATCTGCATATCTAGCATAGCAGGAGTTTGCAAATCAGGATTAGAAGGTATATAAGGTTGAGCTTGAGGTTGAGCTTGTTGCTGTGGAATATTAACAGGAGCAGGTTGATTAGCCTGAGCATTCATATTAATAGGTTGGACTATCTGTCCTGATGGTGTTCGTGGTAAAGCGTTTTGTTCAGCCATATTAAGTAGATTGTTGTGGATTGGTTAATAATGTTCTTTCAGCTTTCAATCTTTCGTACTCAGCTTGTATTTCAGCTTGTTTTTGTTGTCCTAATGCAGACTGCTCAGAGGTAATAGCAGTACCATAGGCTTGATAGCCCAAATTTGGTCCTTGTTGCATAGTTTGTTGTACTTCTGGTGCAATTCCTACTCCAAGATTTGTAGGTTGTGCTAAAACTAATTTTAAGTCTTGTACAGCTTTACTTCCTAACAATTCTTCAGCTTGTCTTCCTATATCTTGTAATTGTCTCTTAGCTTGAGCTTGAGTAGACTCAATAACTTGACCTTGTTGTTCAGCTAATTTAGCTTGGTTTCTTTCTCTAATACCACTATACAACATACCAGCTTGTTCAGTTTGAGCAGCTAAGTTCTTAACTTGTTCTGTAAACTGAGTAGCCATTTGTCTATTAGTAAAGTCATAATCTTGCTGTGCTATTGCAATATTATTAAGAATATCTTCTACTTTACGAGATTGAATACCTTCATAAAATTGATTTATTTTAGGATTGCTACGAGCTTGTTCATATAATTGTTTAAAAGTATCAGCATTAAAAGTAGTAGGAGCTGGGATAGACTTTTCAATATTGTCCATCATTTGTTTACCAATAGTCCCATAAAACATTTTAGTATCAGGGTCTAGTCTATTTATAATATCATCAGATAGTCCAATTTGTCTTAATAAAGGGTTAAGAGTTTCATTAGTAACAGTAGCAGCTACTTTAATATTAGGGTCTTGAGCATATCTACTACTAGCCATTACTCTTTCTTTCATAACACCAACATTACGACCCCAATACTGAGGAGTTCTTAAGACTTCATCAATTTCAGATTTCTCTGGAGGTCCACCAAAAAACACTTGCCAAGTTCTAGTTATAGTCTCTGCATTTACAGGCTGATTAACAAATCTAGCAGACTCAGTTAATCTTTGAGCTACTGAATTAAGACTATTACCCCAATATTGTGGATTAGCCATAATATCTCTAATTTCAGACTCTGCAGGAGGAGCTCCAAATACAGCTAGATATGCTTGATTAATATCTTCTCTTTGTAATGCCATAGTTATAATTCTTTATAAGCTATAATATTTGTAATTATATACTCATCACCTAATATTTCTTGTATTTTTTTATCACATTCTTCTATATATGCCTGTTTTTGAGCTAAAATAGTGTTAACTCTATTAATTACTTCATTAAGTTTTTTTTGTCTTTCGGCATTAATAATCTGTTTAGCTTTATTTACTTTAGACATATCAGTATATATTATATACTAAAATATAACATTTTGATAAATTATTTTCTAATATTTTTAACACTTCTAATTAATAAACGTCTTAATTCTCTAGGATTATTTCTATAATATGTCATATTAGATAAAGTATTAAGTTGAGCTGGTGTAATAACTTTCTTACCCCATTCTCCTAAAGTACCTGGAGTGATAATAGTAGCTCCAGTTCTTAAAGCGTCAGCACAGTGAGAAAATTCATCGTGAACAGGGTCTTTTAGATATACATTCATTTTCTCATTCCATTTTCTGCGATACATTTTTAATTGGTCTAAACCTTTTTCACAATAGTCAGCGTGGAAATAAGAAGTATTAATAATACGTTTAACACCTTCTATACCGTCGTGAACAGCTGGAATAGGTGATTTTTCAGACATATTAAGCATTACATTCTCCTCACCAAATAAATCTCTTAAAACAGATAAACGAGACACGCCAGTACCTAATTCTCTTATTCTACCGTCGTGAGGTATGTATTGTACTCCTAAAGTAAAGTTTCTGTCTTTAGCTATTTCTTTTAATACATCATAATAATGTTGAAATCCTTCATCCATATTTTCATAATAACCAATAAACCTAACTTCTTTACCAACTTGTTGATATAGCCAGATAGCCATAGCGTCATCCATACCTAAATCCCATAGACCATTAACAGGTATAGAAGGTTCAATAGCAAATCTAATTATTCTATTATCTGCATAGGCTTTATCTATTAAATCGCCATAAATACTACCTTTTAATTGAAAAGAAGTCCAATCTCCATAACGCCATTGTTTATATAATTCAGGGTCAGTTTCTTTAATAGACTCTAAATACTGCATATAACCAGGAGTAGACAACAAAGAAGGGTTATCTTCAATAGAAGAGGGGATAAATACTCTAGTACTACCATCTTGAGCATAAAAAGTTCTACCCATTTGTTTACCTTCAATAAATCTTTTCTTAACCCATAAATGACCTACACCATCAGGGTTAGTAGTACAGAATATCTGAGCTTCCAGACCAGGAATAGTAGACCTACAAGACCCTAATAGTTTCAAATAACGACTTTCAGAAGGTATCTGAGTTAACTCTTCAATCAAAATCTTTTGGTATTCGTGTCCTTTATACTTGTTATAAGCTTCTTCATCAGCAAGATGACCAGTTCTAATTTTAGCACCAGAAGGGAATATAATTTCAGAAGGTTGACCAGTCATCTTAGCCCCTAAATGAGAATATAATCTATTAGCTCTATCTAGCCAATCGCCTAAATCAGTAGCATTAAGACGTAAAACAAGCCCTCTATAAGCAGGATTAGACACATATTCAGGTTCAATCATCCAAGCAATACCAGCATCAGTCTTGCCACCTCCTCTAGCTCCACCAAACAATATTTCTTTCTCTGACCTTAATAAAACTTCAGTTTGAGCACCTGGATGAGGCTGCCAAATATACTTAGGTTCTTTTTTTTCCTCAACATTTTTTTTAGGTCTAGGCATAGTGTTGTTTTAATTACTGATATACTATAACAGATATAATGAAGTGTCAATATAAAACAAAAAACCACTCCTGCAGAAGTGATTTAATGTTGAACCTGTACCAATGCACTGTTGTATCAGTAATATTGCTAGCCACACTACCTTTACTAAACACATTAGCCTTGAGCTCGGTATACCAGAGAACCCATACTAAGCTTTTGGCTTCGTACAAATTGTACCGATATATATACAGTATACTATTTTGACAAAATAAATACAATATGTAATAATAATAGAGTAATAACTAACAAGTTATTGTTTTTGTATCTCAAATAAGACTCTTCACAGGGTCTTTTTTGGGTTATATGCTCTCTATATTCTCAATATCTTCTAGTGATTTGGCTTCAATTGGAGGTTCATCTGGTAGCTTATAATCTTTAGGTACAAAGTATCTATATAGCATTAACTCTATTTCATCTATCTCATCATCAGAAAGTTTCTCCATAGCCTTAATTTTATAGAGAATATGGTTGACTGTTTGGTCAAATGCACCCAATACACTAGCTCTTAATAGAACTTGTTTATGCTTTTCTTCGTCTTCTATAAATTCTTTGATTGTCATATTATTTAATCTTATACCCTTTATTCATATAAAATTGGTACTAATTCTTTTATATTAACCCCAGCCCAATTTCCTTGATTATGATTATATGAGATTATATCTACCGTCCCATCTGAACGAATTTCATCTACAATATAATTATATTCTTTATATTTAACCTTATCTTTTTTTTTAATTGTTTTTGTAAGAATTTTCACACTTATTTTATCTTATATCCTTTATTCATAGCATAGCTTCTAAGGTTGATATAATCTTTGTTATTTTCAGCCACATAAGTCCAATACCAGTCAATATAATCCTCACCACTTATCTTATTGTCTACTACAAGCACCATATCTGATAAACCTACATAATAGTCTCCAATCCCACATACTCCAGTATAGTCTCCACCTATCCAGTAAACATTATCTTTATCATAAGGCTCATCTGTAATTATAGTGTAAAACTCTTTTGTGTATTCTGTAATTACTTTTTTAAGTTTAGTTTTTAACTTCATATTATTTCATCTTAATCAATTCAATTATTATCCAGCCCCATACTAGTATAGCTACAATGCTAATTATTAGTTCCATACCTTTAAAGTTTATATTTTAATTTCATAATTCGTAGTGTTTAATTATACAAATATTATAACACATTTGACACTTTTTGTCAAGTTATAGTAGTCTATTTTCTATTTCAGTAGCATTTATTCTTGCTTTAGCTATTTTTACATATTCTGGGGTCATATCTATCCCTATAAAGTCATATCCGTTCTTCTTTGCAGCCACACCTGTACTTCCTGAACCCATAAAAGGGTCTAATACTATCCCACCTTTTGGAGTTACCATTTTAATTAGATATTCCATAAGTGCTATTGGTTTCACGGTTGGGTGACCTGACTTACCTTCTTTTACGCTTATTTTCAACCGCGTTGGCGATTGAGCATTTTTTACACCAAGAGCTAATGCCATCTTTTCGTTTATAGTAATTGTCAATTCGCTGTAATTCTCCGCACTTCCTACAAGGTTTCCACCAGTAGCCGTCTCTAAACTCACATCCTGAATGTATCCGTTTGTGAGTAAGTGAATTAACCATTTGTAAATTTTCAATGGCATTATTGAGTGGGTTTCCATCAATATGATGGATTTGTAGTCCTCTTGGTATTTTTCCGTTGTATCTTTCCCAAATAACCCGATGCTCCATTCGGTAACGCTTTTGTTCTGTGTCCCAGACACGGCGGTGACCGTGAAGCCCGATTGTTCCATACCCACCAGGAGCTGTGCTAATTTGACCTCTTTGATTAAACTCTTTTCGCATAATGTAGTATTATTATTTAATACTTCCATTATATCAACTAACACTAACTTGTCAAGCCCTTTATTGCGTTCAGATTTTGAACTCTTTGCTTGATAAAGTATTGATTTGAAAAAACGAGAAACGTTGCCACCACCATCTTCATAGCCTAAATCTTCCATAGCAGGTTTTATGTTTTCTCCACCAAATGTTTTACCACCAGAATTACTACGAATTGCTTTACCTGTTTTTGTTTCAGGAAAACACTCTTTCACCTCATCACTGGAAGGATTAGGAAGTTTTATATACAATGATTTTAATTCATCTGGTAAGGTATTAAATTGTTCTTGATTTATTTTATACATATTATTCTTTGATTAAATACTTTTGTCTTCCTAACTAACCCAGTATCTTTTTCTGCTTGTGAATATGAGATATATATTTTTCCTGTTTCTATATCTTTACATTTTGTAGCGTTCCAAGTCCCATACTTACTTCTAAACTCTGACATTTTTTTCTTTGTTTCTTCTGAATGACTTATAAGATAATTTGGGTGGGTCTTTCCTTTGTGTGCTTTTATAATTGCTTGTCTGTGTTTTTCACTTATCTCTGGTCTTTTATATTTTGAGAAGTCTATTTTTTTGTCTAAATATCTTTGTAAATATGTCATTGAGAAGTAATCTTTTTTATTGCCATACAGTTCAAAGTTTTTGCGATGGATTTCAAAATGTTCTTGGGGTGAAACACAAACTAGGTTTTTAATATCATTATTTGTTTTATCTCCGTCTAAATGGTGGATATGAAAACCTTTTGGTATTTTCTTACCGTTCATCTTCTCCCATATTTTCCTGTAAAACCTGTGGTCTCTCATAATGCTTTTTTAGTTTGATTAAATCATCTACTGATACATCTAATTTTAGCATATATTCGTCGGAACTCCAAGACAAGATTAAATTGGCTGGAAAGCGGCCATTAGTTAAATCAGTTCCTGCAACGAAAGCACCATCTCCAAATTGACCAGCAGCAATAGAAGTCCTATTATCACCAACTACGTTGTTTTTTCTAATATGACCTTCTTGTTTTATTTTTTCACTATCAGCAACATCCACCCTACTCTCATCCACATTTATACCACCAGTACCCCATTTTAGTACATTTTGAGCTACATTTTTCTCTGCTAAAGGTTTTCTAGCCATACAGATAGGTTCGTGTGCTGGTTTAAGAGCTGTCCCCCAACCTTCCCAATGTTTTGCCTGTGATTCTGTTATCTTTTCTTTATTTTGATGTCTATTTGAATAATCATTTGGTCTATAATCCTGCTTATGTTGTAGTTTAGAATATCCCAGAGCACCATTACTGCCGTCGCCAGTTCCATTCCAAGAAGCATTGCCTGTTTTTAGAAACTTATCTGTAACTTTTCCGATATTCAAACTTTTGGGAAATCCTGACCCATATACCCACTCAATCATATCTCTTACCTCAAATCCTGCATCTTCAATAGCACTTGCCATTCTGTGATATGTTCGTGTTCCTGAGAAAGCAAGTAAATGTCCTCCTGGCTTTAATACTCTTAAACACTCAGCCCATAAGTCTACATTATTTGCTATTCCAGACTTATCCCAACCCTTACCCATAAATCCTAATTCATACGGAGGGTCTGTAACTATACTATCTATAGAATTATCTTCTAATTCCTTTAATTTTTCTAATGAGTTTCCTAATATTAACTTATGTTGTTCTTGGTCCATTGTAGTGTTTATTAAATTATTATTACTTCTACCACTTAACCTTATTAGCCCAATAAGCAGCACTCATCTTACCTTTAGCTATATTCTTACTATGTCTAGCTTTAAATGACCTCCTACGAGCCTTTTCTTTAGCAGTTTTAGGGTTCTTACCAGCCCCACTCACCCCTTGCTGCCCAAATCTAATAGTCTTAACCTTATCACCAACCTTAGCCACTACTATATGACTCTTTTTAGGATGTGAAGGGGTACGTTTAGGTTTATTATACCCACTTACCCCTGCCCTAGCTAATCTACTATCTTTAGCCATACTACTTCTTCATCTTCTTCTTACCAACCATCTTCTTCTTAAGCATCTTCTTTATTTTTGTTCCCATTCCCTTAACCATTTTACCGTACCCTTTACCCTTAGGCATATGTTTAAAAATTAAATTATTACAATATAATTATATCAATTTTGATTTATATTCTCAATACAAATCTTTATCAGTAGCTACTACTACTATTATTATTATCAATATTACAAATGCTACAAATACCATATTCTAACCCTAACCATTTATACTCTCCTCTATTATCCTACCTAATATCTCATTCTTTATCACCCCATTTAACTCTATCAACTCTATCAAACCCATATAATACTCATAACTATCCTTAATCATCTCTTCTACCTCTTCTTCGTTATATCTTGTTAACATATTTATTTTTTCTATCCTATATAGGTTATAATCTTAATAATTTGGCTTAAACTACACATACCTATTTTTCAGTAAATTCACCCTCTATTACAGTTTGTTCACTTGTATTAACAGAAATAGTACTGTTTTCAGGTAAGTCTAACCCCTTCTTGTGCGGTAACCTAACCACCCCCACGTGCTCTATACTCCCCTTATGCTCTATACTCTGCGTATCCGCCCACCCAAACCTATTCTTCATATTCATATACCATAACACACTGTTAAACCCCTTATTCGCTATGTTCTTCCTACCATTCATCTCCCACCAAGCCTGACTTAATACATTCCCCGTACTTATTACCTCCTTAAAACTTGCCTCCTCCTTTATCCACCTCTCCCATAAATCCTTACTAAAACTACCCCTCCACTCCCATATCTGCCTCATTACCTCTATATCACTTGCCCCCTCACTATACATCCCCAATATAACCTCTTTCCAATCCTGCGGTAATGCCTTATACCCCTTCTCTGCCGTTACCTTACCACTTACCTTATACTTCCTAGTACCCTTCTTCGGTCTACCTGCCTTCACCTTTAACTTGTTCTTCACCATCCCCATATATAACATTTATTACTTATTAATAACAAATTTAACATTTTGTTTTTATTCTTGCAATTATATACCATATACCCTATAATATATCTACAAGTAAAGGTTTGTGGTATCTCCTATACTTGGTTTTAATAATTGGCAAAAGAGATAGCTTCACCGCTGTCTTTTTTGTTTTGGTTTTTTATTCTGTTTTTGTATTTTATTTTTTCTTTTGTATAAATATTTTTTTTCTGTGTATGTCTGTGTTTTTATTTTTTGTTTGTATGTAGAACCTACCACTACCCCTCCCCTTGTACCCCCCGCCCCCCTAGGTGTACCCCCTTTTAATATTGAATCGCCCGCCTCTAAATAAACAAAATATCCCTTGCATTGAATAAAAAGACTATTGATAACAAACAAACCGCATAAACTAGCGAATACTTAAAAAATGCCCCCTCTCGCAAGACTTTTTACAAAAGCTATACTAAAGTACCCTTAAAATATAAACTAGCAAAATATAAATATATCTTGTCTATTCTATATCTATTGCATAAATAATATTATGGTATAAATTGCTATAATACCGCTTGTATAAAAGGTTATATCTATTTTGTGGATAACTTATATTTGACAAGTTTAAGAAAATATGCTATACTATTATTATCAGATGAGAGAGAGAACAACGACCGCGAGCTCATAAGTAATAAAGTAGCCGTCAACAGTTGTCAATCTCTTATCCGATGCAAATAATTATCAAGTTAAACACTACAACATATGAAATATCGTAAATATGATATTGTTAAAAATGACAACTTATATATTGCCAATAGTTGGCTGAATGAATATCCTTATTTAATATCAAGTAGCTTGGATACATTAAAACAACAAATTGACAATGAAATCAAGCAATTAAAACAAATTAAAACTTTATAAACAATTAAAAACACTACAATGATTAACTATATTAAACTTAGTATTGCAAAAGAGTATTTTCGCATATTTTTCAAATACAATGCCAACAATAAAAAAGCCGATTTAGTCTATAAAAAGATAATATTTTTACAAAATACACTGAATCAAAGCTAACATTTAAAAAATAAAAGACTTTATAAGATAATGTACTAACTATATTATAGATAGAGTCTTTTATATACCAACTTTAGGAAACTATAAAACAATTATTATTAAAACTTTAATTTTAGATATATGCAAAAATTCATTTGTAAACTATTAGCCCACAAAACACTATGGAAGAATAAAAGGTTTGTTTATAGAATTTATACCCTATCTAGTTATAAACTAAAAGATTTATGCATTAGGAAAACCTTCACAAGGTTTGGGTTTAATGAGTGGCTAAATAAATAATTAATTATTTTAAATTTTAAACATATGGAAACACTACAAAGGCAAACTGTAAAAGTATATTTTGACAATGGGGTCAATTTTATTAGTACCGTGAATGGTGATAATAAAACTATAGAAAACTATTATTTAAATAGATATTTCAACTTAGGAAATGGTGAAAATGACTTAATGGCAAAATGCATCAAAATTGAATATATTAAATAGTTAAATTATAAACACTTCTAGCCTCTTGCATAATTGCAAGGGGCGGGGGTTTGGATTATTAGTTAATATTATAAGTATGTCAACACTACAAGAACTAAACAAAGTACAACTAAACAAAATATTCTTAGATATAAATACTATAATTCAGAATATAGGAGAGACTAGCATATATCAAGAGGTATTATATAGACAACTAGAAGAGGTACAAAAGGAATTGAAAGAAATATATCCATCTATATTAAAATAATTATCAATTAGTATAAGTTTAAATTCAAAGGTATGAGCAAAGCAGAAGAAGCAATTCAAAGTATACTGGATGAATTTATAGAAAATTGTATTCTTGATGATATAGAATACTACTATGAATTGCACGAGGTAAAAGACAAAAGCTTGATTGACCATTGTATAGCAATGGCAGATGAGTTAAGACAAAGTTATCAGAGTTATTATCAGATTAAATTATAAATATATGGAAAAATTAGCAGAATTATACACAGTAGAAATAAGAGAGACTGGGGATATATTAGGAATATATAACACAATAGAGGAAGCAGAAGCAGAAATAGAGAGGCAAGAGCAAGAAGACCACAATGACAACCAGTATACAGATGATTATTATGCTATATATAAGCATATTGTAGACTTGGGGGATGGAGAATTATTAAATTAAATTATAAACACTATGGAAAGCAGAGACACATATTGGCAAGAGAGAACATTCAAACACTTGGCAAGCAAAATATATTCAAGAGAGATAACTTTTGCAAGGGCAAAAGAGATTATAGACCGCACAAACATATTAACAATATATGAGAAGATGGAGGTTATAGAATCACTACGGGAGCAATTTAGAATTAAAGATTAAATACTATGTATACAGATGAGCTAAAAGAAATTCAAAACATTTTTGTGAATGCAATAGAATCAGAGAAGCGAGTACAGAAGTTTATTCAAGATAGACTCAAAGATAAGTACAAAATTAAACAAGATGATATAATATTAGAAGATAAAGATTAAACATATGAGAGAGATTAAATTCAGAGCTTGGGACGGGGAGCGGATGCACCCGGTGGAGCAGTGGCAAAACAAATCATGGGTCGCCGTGCCAATACCAACAAATGACGGTAATGGAGGCGTTGACTGGCACCTAGAACAACGAAAAATAGACGACATCCAGCTTATGCAATATACTGGACTTCAGGATAAAACGGGTAGAGATATTTTTGATGGAGATATTGTTGAATGTGTTTTTGCCACAGGAAAAGAATTTTGCAAAGTAATAGAAGAAAAAGGTTGTTTTTGGGTTTCGCAAAAAGGAATGAAATATTTGCAAACTGAGGCACACGATAATTTATATTGGCACAATTCTGAGTGTGAGATAATAGGAAATATTTACGAGAATCCAGAGTTATTAAATATTAAATAAATGCCTATGATATAATAAACTTGTACATTTACAATATAGAGTTCTCAGTAGAGGAGTGTCGGACAGTGAGCCGATATTGCACAGGGTGAATAATCCCGACTAAAAATTCGTGGGTCGGGGAATGCACATAATGTTTACTGGCAAGAATTCCACGTCTGCAAGTCAAACCTTGCCTCCTCTCTTGAGAACTTTATATTCTCACACTGATTATGACTGTTACTAGTCTCTGACTAGATTATAATTAATTATACATATATCAAACAGTTTTACAGACCTTATCAACACTATACTGGAACAAAAGCACATTATAAAAAATACGTACTACTGGCACTGCTGACAATAGCTATTGGTATTGAGGCAAATAATACAGTAATAGCTAGAGATTTATCCCTTACCACACTGGAATCAGATAAAGTGATTCAGAGTGTGGCGAGTACAGAGACAATCATAGTACCTAAAAATATCCCTCCTATTGAAGAGAAGAAGGCAGAGGTTATAAAAGATATACCTAAACCTAAAACTCTTGCGAGAAAGGCAGTTTCTCCTAAAATAGAGTACAATACAGGGGGAGACTGCTACTCCTATGTAGACGAGATGTCTCAAAAGTATGGAGTGGATGCTGGACTTATGCGGAGAATTATCAAGGCAGAGTCTGGCGGAAATGCAAATGCAAAGAATAGAAATTCAAGTGCTTCAGGTTGTGGACAATTCATTGCTGGTACTTGGGCTGGTACATTAAGACAAATGGGTAGAGAATATGTAAGCCCGTTTGATGCAAGGACAAATGTAGAGGCAATGGCTTTCAAAATCTCCAGAGGAGGTATTGGAGCTTGGAATGCTAGTAAATCTAAATGGAGTAAATAATAATTAAGATAAACCTATGACAACAATATTTATTATAACAATTATATTAATTATCCCAATAATAGATACAATTAATACAATATTTTATACTTATACTGGTAATTTATATACTAGGAAAGATAAAATTAAAAGAATAATTAGTAAGATATTCTATATTATTCAAATAATTGGTTTATTATTAATTGCTGCTACAATATTAAAAAATTAAACTTTATAGAGCTTGGAATACTAGTAAATCTAAATGGAATAAATAATAATTAAGTAAAACACTATGAAAAAGAATATATGGAATACAAACGGTTATCCTCTTGATGTATTGGGATTTATGGCTCGCTTTTTTTCATCAGCCCCTGAATATTGTAAAGATTATTGGAGTCCAGTATATGCCAAAATAATAATTACATCAGATAATACAAAAGACCACATAAAATATTATATAAATAAATTTAATAAAATAGATGAAATTAGTAATAATGAAACTATAGTTTGGAGTAAAATGTGTTGTATAAAAAGAATTTTATATACAAATTTTACAGATGAAGCTATAGCAGAAATAAAAGAACTTTTAGAAGATGATAAACAAATTTATATTCAATATTATATAGAAAATTATAAATTTACAAAGTTTGCTCCTGATTTTTTAACTACATATACTGTAATAGAAAGAGATGAATATGGAAGAGGAAATGGTGGAACTAAAAAGTTTGCAGGAGAAGAGAAGGCACATATATTTCAACCAGATATATATATTTATTATTATGCAGAATTCAATGATAAAGGAAAATTAGATATATATAAATTACAGTTCTTGAATGAAAATTATTCAATAATTAAATAAGTAAAACACTATGGCTAGAGAAAACTATAAACAATTGTACACTCAGAAATGCGAAGAGTTAGATAGATTGCAAGAGGAGTATGATGCTCTTCTATACAATTCAAAAGACAGAGAACGACTACAAAACCTTGTCTCTACTCAAAATGCTCTTATTTGGTACAATAGATATAAAGACTACAGACAGACTATTATCACTAAAAAATATGATGATGAGATACTTCTGTTTGAAGATTGGCTAGAGATGATATTAAAATAACTTTATGAAAAACACTACATACTATCTCCATATTATTATACCAATATTAATGTGGATTATATTTGGTATATTAATTATTCAATATACTGAACCTGCAATTCCTAATTCTACACTTGATTATATGTTAATGATTGGGCAGTTAATATGGATTACACCTCTTATATATGCTGTGTCTAATTTTATAGGGTTGATAAAAGGTAAACCTCAATCTCCTAAAATATATCCTCCATCTAAAACCTCGTATACTGTATTATGGGTATCAAGAGGCAATAATGTAAATGCACTGCATTCAGCAATTAAAAATTCTATTGCTCAGAAACCTAACTTTTATTCAGTTAATTATGCTGTAGTTACGGACATTAAAATTCCTAAAAAATATAGGATTGATAATGTTAACTATATATTAGTTCCTAAACACTATAAAACTTCTAATAATGTTTTATATAAAGCCAGAGCATTAGAATATGTTAGACAGTTTATTCAAACAGACTATACTTTTCATTGCGATGAAGAATCTACAATGACTTATGAATTGTATTTAGGTATCAATGAGTTCTTTAAAACTAATAATAAAGATGTTATAGGTCAAGGGTTAATAACTTATAATTCAGATATTACAAGTTATCAAAATAATTTACTATCTAAAACTATTCCTATTGAAGTTATAGATGCTGTAAGAAGTGGTGATGATTTAGGTAGATTTAGATTTCAATATTCTAATATGAATACCCCTGTTTTTGGTATGCACGGTTCATTTATGTTGATTCCTAAAATTGTATCAGACACTATTACTTGGGATTTAAAAGGTAAATCTATAACTGAAGATGCTGAGTTTTCATTAAGAGCTATGGAACAAAAGTTTAAGTTTAATTGGGTTAATGGAGTATTAGAAGAACAGTCTCCTCATACTATTCAAGACCTTATTAAACAAAGAAAAAGGTGGTTTACAGGTATTAAAACAGTTATCTTAGATAATACTATCTCTTTAAAATGTAAATATATACTAAGTTTTATGTTAATAAATTGGTCATTATCTTGGACTATTCCAATTATTACTATAATAACTCTTATTGTAGGCAAATCTTTTATCCCAACACTTTTAGTAATTCCAATATCACTAATAACTGGTATCTCATTTGCAATATATTATGTTGGTTTATATGTAAATTTAAAATCTTATAAATTGACTGGTAATAATTTACATATATATATAAATACTTTTTTATTATTAGTGTTGCAAATAGTTCCTATTGTAGAAAGTATTGGTATAATTCAAGGGTTAATAAAACCACCTAAAACATTTGAGGTTATATATAAGAAATAAACTTATAATTATAACTTAAAAAAGGGCTATTACAGCCCTCTTTTTATTTTAAGTATACATTTATATACCTTATGCTAGATTTATTACCATTCCTGAGAATATTACTAGCAACATACATAAGAAGAATATTACAGTCCATAGTCTGTCTATTCTTTTTTGTAGCTTTATTATTTTTTGTTGGAATCCTTCTTTAGCATAAAAATTATTTATTTTATCTTCAGCTTTTTTAATATACTTTTTAAATATTTCATCACTTGATTTATTTATATCTTCATCAGCTACTAGAATAGCTTTATCTAAAACTTGCTCTACTTCAAATGTTTCTAAATAAAAGTTATCTATCTTATCTATAAACTTTTGAGTAAGTCTTTTTTTTGTTCCATCTAATACTCCTTGAACTTGCTTGTGATTAGTTTTAAGGTGTTTTATTACATTTCCTTTACCCCATCTGTCTATAAGTGCCTGTAAGTTTTCTGCTGTTGTAAGGTAATTTTCAGTAGAAGTGTCTGACATAGTGTTATTCTTTAATAAATAATAAGTAGTATATAAATAATATCATCATAAAAGGAAATATGCAAATTGTTCCTATTAATTTAATTAGAGTCTTCATATTTTTTCTTTGATACTTCCTTTCTAACAACCCACTCTATATTGTTTAATATGTAACCCTTGCTAGTATCAATTCTTCTTATAGATGGGCATAAATTATATTTATAATTAGATTTTATCCACTCAAAATATAACTTTTCAAACTTATTAAAATTTGTTTCTTCCCAACACCAATCTAAAAAAGAACTTTTAGAAGCTAATTCTTTACTATTAATTTTATATCTTCTATTACTTCCTAAAGTTATACTTTTCATATTACTATATCTATTTAGGAATATAGTCTGATAGCGATTTTTTGCTCTATCTTTGTAATATAATATATAATCTTTACGGTTTTTATGGTACCTTTCTTTATGTTCTAATTTAAAGCACTCTTTGCATTTATTAAAATACCCATCAGCCATTCTGGATTGTTTATAAAACTCTTCTAATTCCTTTAAAACTTTACATTTAAAACATACTTTCATATATATTGTTATATATCTTTTTTATCTTTAGGAGTTCTTTTTTTCTTACTCATATTATACCTTAAGTAAGATTTATTAATAGTCTTTACTGCTCTAGTTATAAATCTATACATTCCACTTGTTGTAATTCCTTTCATATCTGCTATTTCTTTATATGTATGTCCCTTCATCTTAAGTTTTAATATCTCTATCTGATGAGGTTTGAGTACATAATACATTATATTTCTCTGAGCTTTATTCAGTTTCAATCGTTTAGTTCGTGGCTTCATTTTGAAGTTCATATTATTTTTCTAATTAATCTTTTTAACTCGTCAGAAGTAAATTTCCTTTTAGGATACTCCCATCTTATACTTCTCCATACCTGTAGACTAGGTATTGGAAAAGCATAATTACTTTCAAACTCCATTTCTTGTATTGCTAATAAAAATATTAAATAATCTGACTCTATAGTTAAATTTATATATCCACCTACTACCTCTATGTTTTTAATATAATCTATTTTTTCTAAGTGTTTAGCTAATTCTTTAGTAATAAGTTCTACTGAGTCTTGTACAAAAGCATAGCAATTAATAGATAGTTGTGCATCAGTCATTTGTTTTCTAGGATATTCAAACTTTATTGGTTGTTCAAAGGGCAAGTCTAATACTTTACAAATATGGTTATATTTTAAATCAAATTTTATATCGTTCATAGTTTTAGTTCATTTAAAAATTCTCTTGATAATTGCACATAATGTTTGATAGTATCATAATCATTTTGCGTAACTGTAAAGTCAAAGACTTTTACTCTTTCTTTATCTGGAATGTCATCATAAGTATTGTTATATCTGATACTATCTTCCAGTGCTAATAACTCTTCAGCAGTATCTTCGGTTCCATCTTCTATAATCTGTAGATTCCACTTAGTTCTTTCATACTCTCTGTATATCTCATACTCTGTATTATTAACTAGAGTATATGCTATCCTGACATTTGGTATACCAGTCAACATAGAATACCCTGCTAACTGCCAAAAATAGTCCGTCTCAGCCACTTTCTCTGTCTTCTTGATATAAGTCCATATATCCCAACAAGTCTTGATGTCTATAACTAATTTTTTCTTACCGTTTAAGACTAAGTCTGGAGTTCCTTCTATAAAGTTATTAGCATACTTTAGTTCATTTTTCTTGGTAAAGGTCTGATGTACTTTTCTGTATAAAGATATTGAGTTATTTTCTTGCTCATTACCTTTAGTCATATACTTGTTAAATGTGCTTCTCTTGCGATTATATTGTTCAGCTATAAATACATCTAAAAGATATGGTTTGGCTTTTACTTCTGTTAGTTTACCCTTAGGTTTCCTTGAACCTATTATATCAGGTAAACTAGAACATCTTATTTTGTAGTGTTTGAAGTCCATATTATTTAAATATTAAGTATAGTGTCCCTCCTATGAATATGAGTAAACATATCCTTGCTATTAAATCTAGTATTTCGTCTGGTATTTTCATAATTTATTCTTTTTTATCGAATATAGCTATTAATAAAATTGCAACTATTACTACCAATGATAATGGTAATATTAACATAAATACTAGTCCTCTTACAAAACTTTCTATGTAAAATAAAACCATATTCATATTTAATCTTTTAGTATATCTGCTTGTAATTCAAATAGTTTACTATCATAAGCTTCTTTTTCCTCATCAGTCTCTAAGTGTTCTTGCACTTGTTGTAATGCTTCAACAGTCATAGCTTCGTCTTGGATAAACTTTAATACTTCTGACCTATCATCTTGTTCAGCTTTGATAATAATATTATTGTTATCTACATATTCACCATTACCATCTTTGTCTATTACTTGCTGGTCTTTTACTACGGCGTCCTGCATTTCTACAGACATAATACCAAACTTAGATATAAGTTGTTTTAATACAGTTTTCTTTGCCATTGCATCAAAGTTAGTCCTCCAGATACCATTGTATTCTTTGGTATATTTATCTTTAGAATCATATGATTTAGAATACTTTTTACCGTGAGATTTTAATTCTTTTATAGTCATATATAAATACTTTTCAAATCCATTGATTAACTTAAAGTATGCTACATATCCTATAACTTCACCATCTGTAACAGTCCAGTCAAATTGCACTCCTTTTAGAGGGTCATAATCCTTAATCTGTCCTTCTCTTACTTCACTAGCTGATATAGTCTGATATTGTCCAGTTCTTTGTGCTAATTGAATAAGTCCTTTATATCCTAATTGAAATTGTGCTTTAACTCCATAAGGAATAATATAAGCATATCCTAAACTAGGGTTAATTGGTAAATCCAAAGTGGTTGCTACTAATGCAGATTGAATAATGCTGAGTGGGTCTGCTTTCTCAAATAAACTATTAGAGTTTATTACTCCTAAAAGAGAAGTCTTAAATAACTCTTTCTTTTGTGGAGTCATTGCATTTTGCAATCTCTCTGTTAATTCAGGACTATCTAAATAACTTTTTACTTTCTTTGATACTGTGATATTTGCCATATGTTTACATTAAATCATTATATACTTCTAATACTCTTTCTTCAGATACAAGTCCTAATAATACTAATTCTTCTAGTGTTAATACATTAATAAATTTATTAGTAATATTACTTAAATCAATATTCTGTATCTTTGTTCCTAATAACTTGTGAGCTGAGTAACTAACCATATCTGCTAGTATATTTAAAGTGTCATCAGTAATAAATTGAACTGGGTCTAGTTCTTTATATGCTAACTCTAACTGGTCTTGAGTCATTTCTTCATCTCGTAAATGACTATCTATTATTTGTTCCATTACATCGTTTATCATATATTTACATTAAAATTAAATTCCATATTGTCATACAAAGTTTCCACCATAGGCTAAGACCTACGACTAGTAGACTTGCTTTTAGTATATTTGATAGTAGTTTTTTCATCTGATTGAATATTATCTTCTAATATAGTATTAACTTTTGTGCTAAAGAAATCAATAACTTGTCTTAACATAGATAGATTTTTCTTATCTTGACTAACTGTTAATCTATCTGATTTAGATAGTGGCAAATCTTTTTCTAATAGCGAATAGTAATATAAATCACTTTCAATTTTAGCTTTTTGTAATTGAAGGTCAATAAGTTCTAGTTCTAATTTGGACTTTATTTTTTCTGCGTGTTCTTTGCTATTTGTACTTATGTTATACATAAATGTAGTGTTTAGTTATTACTTTTTTAATATACCATAAAGTGTCAAATTTGTCAATAGTTTTATGTAAAAGAAAAAGACCAGACAATCTATTGCTAGATATATCTGGTCTTAGGCGTATCCGATGCACCCAAATTATCAGAAAGGGTACTAGCACTATAACATATTTATTTAATTATGTCAAGTTCTTAATGCGTCAATGTATGCTTTTAATTCATCAGCTCCATAAAATACTTCTGCTAATTCATTGCAACTTCTTAAATTATGCAACCATTCCTTCTGGTTAGCTCTTAACGTTGACCCTTTACGACGTTTAATTTCAGCAAATAAGAGTACATTATGTCTTTTACCTACCCACCAATAAGGTATTATAATAACATAGTCTGGAAAACCGCTTTTTACCCCTATTCTTTTATTTCTTTTCTTAACATTCCAAGAGCTTGTATATGTTTCCATTGGTATATGAGTATAAATAAAACCCATATCATCTAAATATTTTACAATTAAATCATACTCTTCATCTTCTAAAGGTATAATTTTTTTACCATTTTGTTTATCTTGAATTCGTTTTAACTCTGCTTCAGTATATCTCATATTGTTATTATTATATACACAAACACTGTGTGCAAAGAATTTTATACCCAACCGCTAAGAAGGTACAAAGTGTGGACCAAAGTTTGACTGCGAGGCAAGCTTATGTATTAAGTTGTCAAATTCAATACACCTCTAAATTGGCAAGAACTCTATAAAATTCTCTACACACAGTGTTTGTGTGAATGATTACAGAATGTATACTATAAAAGAGCAAAGGAAGAGTGTAATACTAATATATATTATTTGTTATAAGTTGTCAAGTTTTATTTGTTACTGTCTACAAAACTTTGTATATTTTTCTTTACCTCATCTAATTTTACTTGTACAAAGTTTACTAAATTCTGATATTTATTAGAATTGCTTGTAACATACATATCAGGGTTTTCTCTTTTGTGGTCTTGTATTACTTTAGACCAGTGTTCTATTGTTTCTTGATTAGTTTTGTTTTCACAATACCATACAAATTCTTTTGTAAATGAGTCTATATCTGGGTATCTATTTTGAATATATATAGAAGCTTCAGGAACTTGTACTAATAATGTAAATGCTACTTCTTGCGTTCTTATAATATATTCTGGACTTCCTTGTGGATATTTTTTACTCATAGTTATTGTATTAATAAATACTGATAGTTTATTTGGTAATGGTTTAGCATCTTTTTTTTCTAATTCTAAAATAGGTTGAGTTCTAGCAACTTCTTTTTCACTACCTCCATATACAAAATGGTAATAATCCATATTCCATTTTTCTTGTGTAGCTGGATGTGTAAATCCATTAGCTATCATTTTGTCTCTTACTTCATTAAAGTTTTGAATATCAAATGCTAAACCCCTTCTATGATTAGAGTTAGTTGTCCAACTTGTACCTTGTTGTACTAGAGCCTCTTGTTCTTTTGGACTTCTAAAGCTACCTGTTCTTGGTACTACAATAGCTTCAGGAACTTTTTCTAATGCTCTTAATGCGTCTTCTCTACCATATACTCTACCTTGAGCATATTTTACTCCTTTATATTCTATTGTAGGTCTATCTACATAAAACAACATAAGTTTATTTTGCCAACACTGAACCTACTCCTTCTTTTGCTACTTTAGCTCCTGAAGTAAAGATTGCTCGTCCAATGGCTCTTAATGTAGCTGAAATTAAAGCAATAATAGCTGGTACTTCTGCACCTTGTGCAACATTATTAGGGTCAATTCCTGCGGCTTGCAATTCTTGCATTAATGTAGGTCCAAAATCTACTGCAAATACTACTAAGAATAAAAATAGAAAATTAAAAACATACTGTTTTACATAATCTATTACTATTTGTTTACTAATTGGCTTGGTCAATAATTCTTTGAGGCTCATAAAATTATATTAATACTACATTATCAATATAACATTTTGATTTTCTTATGTCATTATATCTTCTATCAATTTTTTAGCTTTAACTGCGTCAAAATTTCTTTCTAATTCCTCTATCTCTTCTTGTAAAGCTTCATCAAATTTATTAATTTCTTTCATTCTAGCTAAATCTTCTTTTAACTTTTCTTCATCTATTTCAGTTTTTACTTTAGTATTTTTAGTAATCTTTTTAGGTTCGTATGTGTACTTTCTACCATTACGTAATACTTTACTTAGTGCTTTTACATCTAAAGGACTTTCACAACGCAAATTAATTAGTTGGATTTCTGTCATTGCTTGTAATTCTTTTTCGCTGTATTGATGAGCATAGAGTCTTTTTTCCATAGTGTATATGATTAATTATATTTATACTATACCATTTTGTAGTACAAAATAAAAGAGGGTTAAATCCCTCTTTTATCTATACTATGTTATTAGTATTAGGTGGTTGCATTTGAACCTACTACCCACTGATGTCCAGTAAAGTCAAAGCTGTACTGAGCAGATACGTAGTTGGTGAATAGCCCTTGTCCTGGAGTATCCTCCTGAGTGAATCGTGGCATCCATCCTTCGTTCAAGAAGAACATATCTTTTGCACGGTCTAGGTCAATTAAGAACCAATACTTACCTTCAGCTGCAGATAGATAGTTATTAACTGTGAACCTAATTCCCTGGAATGGGTTGGTAGATAGGTTAGCAGCTGAATAAACTCCAGATGACATTGTTAGTTGCTCAGCAACTGTTCTGTTTTCTGGTCCTACAACTAATAGTAAGTTAGTAGAAGGTGCTAGTGGATTTCCTAAGTTGTCGGTCATTCTTTCTAGTTGTACTCTAGCAGCATTGAAGTTTTCAAATGTTAGAGGTACTGTTCCTAGAAGGTTGTCGTTAGTTCCTCCTCCTGTTAGAGTGTGGCTGTCTGAGAATAGAGCTAATCCATCTACTCCAGTTCGGTAAGTTGTACCAAATCCTAAAGATAAAATATCAATAGCTTTTCCTTCCATATTCTGGATAGCAGCTTTTCCTAATTGAGCAGTTCTATTAGTTACAATCTCAAACCTATTAGCATATCTTAAAGCTTCCTCAGTTACTTTTACAGAACGAGTATACTTGATAGGTGTGATTGTTATAGCACCCTGTTCTTGTGGAGTATCCTCACTGTAGTTTTCACCTTCATCAGTAGCTTCGGATTCACTAAGTCCAGAATAGATTGCAAGTTGTTCATTAATAAATTGCAATGTTCTGGTTTGGTATCCTAATATAGGATGTTGTATTTTTGGCATTTGTGCATCAAGTCCGTCTTGATATGCAGCTTGTAACTCAGCTTTTGCAAGTCTGATATGTTCACCTGTTATGTTAATCATATATATTTACTTAATTTCTATTAAATATTAATTGTCCTGGAATGCTTGTAGTTTCACAAATTTAACTAAACACTTTCTAGCAGAAATAAATTTAGTAATAACTAATTGTCTGTTAGTAGTTGTTTGAGCTCCAGAAGTTTTATCTACTGTAAAAGTATTGGTTGAAGCAGCCATTTTGAAATACACTCCTTCGTCTGCAGCTGTAATATCTGCATTGGTAGTCATTTCATATTCAGATTCTGGATATATTTCTTGAATATATAAGTAATTGCTTCCTGTTCCAGTTTTATTTTCTCTTGAGATTCCTAGTACTGCTGATGAAGTAGTTGATAAATCAAGTCTTCCTGAAGTTAGATATACAGGATTTCCAATTTCAACTACAGTTGAGTTGGTTAATCGGTATCTCTTATGAGATTGTCCTCCTTCACCCTTTCTTTTAATAATGTCTCTAGCCATATATGTAATTTATACTTAATATTATAGATAGCCTTTCTTTTTTAATGTCCTAATCTTTTCTGGAGTTATTCCTAAATGAGATAAATCTTGTGCCGCCTTATAGGTATCTCTATCAAGAGATGTACTATCTGACGTACTGATTACATTCATTTGAGTAGCTCCTGTATAGCGAGCTCCTATACTAAATTGTTCATTTGAAAAATCATTAGCTACTTGTTTCTTTAGTATTTCAGCACCTCTCAAGCTAAAATATGCAGATTCTAAATCTCTAACAATTAAATCTGGGTCAATCTCATTAGATTCTTTAATTTGATTGTACCTTTGAATTAATTTAGTCTGTAATTCACTATCTTGAACAGTATCAGGATATTTATTAAAAAATATTGAAAAGGCTTTTTGTCTTGGTTCTTTTTTCAAAGCCTCTAGCTGTTCTTGAACAATTGCCTGTACACTATCTTTTGTTGATGAGCTTTCAGGTTCTTTATCCTGTTCTAGTTCTTTAAGCTCTGATTTAAGCTCTTTGGTCATACCTCTTGTAGTTTGAAGTTGCGATTTAAGTGCTTCATACTGCTGAGTGGTATGCTCTAAAGCTTTTTGAATATTTTGAAGTTTCTCTTGTTCTTTTTGAAGTTGCAACTCTTCATCAGATAAGTTTGAATCTTGGTTAATATTCTGGTCTTCGATTTTAGGTTCGTTGCTACCTTGTGGATTGACGCTTCCATTAGCGATAGTATCATTTGACATATTGGTCATATTAAGTGATATTACGAGACTTCTCTCGATATACTATTATTAACATTTTGATTTTTTATTTGCAAATAAAAAAACACCCGAAGGTGTTTTCTTACTTACTTAATTATGTCAATTATTGACTTGCCCATAATCCAATAATAGATGTTCCGTACCAGGTTGTATTATCTAGTGCTACTAATGTAATACTATCTCCAGCTACGTTTGTTGCGGCTGTATTCTTGATTCCAGTTCCAGCTGCAGGTGCTAATGCTGTTCCATCTTGTGCAGAATGGATTTTGGTGACAATAGCATCTCCAGTTGCTGGAGTGATAAGGATTTCACCACCAGCATTTCCACATACAAAAGTATATGTTAGTCCTGCGGCAGCTGCTGGTAAAGTATAAGTTGTAGTTCCTGATGAAGCTGTTTGTACAAACACACTTCCACTTTCTGAAGTTGCTAATACTTTAGTTGCTCCTGAATTTGCTTCAACACTTCTTGGTGCTGATATACCAGCAGTTGAAGTAATTCCTCCTTCAAATGTAGCAAGTCCATCCACCTCCAACGTCTCAGCAATTCGTACTTTGTTAAAACCTGATTTAGTTCCACTTGGTGTACTCATAATGTTATTTCTTAATTAATGGTTTCTTAATTGACCAGTCTATGTCTTTTAGTAGCTCTATAATTACTTCCATTTTACCAATATAATAGAATCTATCTGTTTCAGGAGTATGTTTATTTAGTACTTCTGAGCGATATTCATTTAATTTGGTATGCAAATATCTAATATATTCTTTTTTAGCGTATAAACTTTTCAGAAAAGACTGTATCTCTTCTTTATAAGTTACCTCTAAATTTAAATATTCTAAATCTTCTGCATTAAATGTCCGTAATTTAGCCATAGGATATATTAAAAACTAGTATTAATACCTCCTGCTGGTGCTACTGGTTGAGAGGTTTGTTGCGTAGGTTCTGCTCCTTGTTGAGCCATAGCTTGTTGCAACGGAGCTAGTCCTTGTGCGGTGAGAGGTTGTTGTGGAGGATTAAATCTATCACTATCTACATCCATAATTTTATCTAGCTCAGCTAGTAATTCCTGTTTATTAGACTCTGGCATTACTGCTAATCTAGTTTGCATATACTGCATCCACTTCTGCATTTCTAATGATTGAGTTGCCTCATAACTAGATTTTGGAATAACTGTTACAATATTTTGAACTTGGTTCAAATCTTCTACAGAAATTGCAGTTGCTTCAGTGTTGACTCCAGCTTGTGCAAAAGATGCTTCTTCTAAATCTAACTGTTCCACAATATCATTGTATTGTTTTGACCCTCTATTGTCAATGATTTTAACTATTTTCATACCCATATTACCATCTTTTAACCGTTGGTTTTCTTGTCTTATAGTGTTATAGACCAAAGGTATAATACCATTTTCTATTTTCTTTTCAGGTATAGATAGATATTGAATTAAATTAGACAATCTTAATTCTGTTCTTTCTCTTTCACCGTCTTCTAAGTACTTAATAGAATATCCAATTTGTTTCATTGCTTCTTCTTGTAATTGCAATGTTTGTTGTAGCAATATTCTTCCTCCACCTGGAGTCATTGCATTAGCTCCTCCTGCTGGATTTCCTGCTAGACCCTCAATATCTGCATCCATCCTACCTAACATAGCAATATCTGAGTTGTCTATTCCATTAAACTTTTCAATTTTAACTTTATTTATATCTTTAACCTGATAAACACCTCCCATTTTAATACTATCTATCTCTAAGAAGTCTTCATCATTTTCTGTCATAATAAACTGATTGGCAGACATTTGCTGTTTTTGTATCATCAAATTGTAATGTATCTGATATGAATCTGTTATACCTGCAATTTGTTCTACCATTGAACGCCCATAGAAAAATGGTGTACCTGAGAATACATCGTGGATAGTTTTAGAATATGGATATTTATTATGCCTATATGGGATTACGTTTTCATATAATACTACTCCATTAGCTAATAGATAGTACATACCATCAATAGTATAACAATGTAATAACTCTACATAATTACCTTCTACGGTTGGCAATAAATCTTCACGATAATAAGATATATCACTAGATGAACTCCAATAATTACCAGGTTCTACATCTTTAAATTTAGGGTATCTAGTTTCATAATATTTTTTAGCAACCTCATATTCCATTAACTCTCGTTCTATAATCCAAGATTGTTTTTGAATATCTTCTTCAAATGGGTTGGAGATAAGAATATCTTCTAAATTTTTAATAGAAGTATAACAACCTCTTTCTAAAATATGTTCTTTATCTACAGTAACTACATTACCTTTGTCATCAATATGGTCAAATACTTTTCGTTTTACTCTCACATCGTGAAACCCTTCATATTCAATTACAGTACCTTCAGCAGCTACCTGAAAAGCTTTAAGTGTAAATGCTTTTTTCTGATTAGAAGTTGCATTAGACCACTCTAATAAAGTTTTAATAGCATCAGCAATATTCTTATTATAAATACCAGAGTTAACATTATAGCTCTTTACTACCATTTCAACAGGATTACTAGCAACTTTAGAGATATACGACTTTAGAATTTTTCTAACAATAGGAAAAGATACAGGATTTTCCATATCTAAATTAAGATGAGATATATCCCCATTAAGTCTACGGGTCATATCATCTTTATAGTCAATTAAATTTCTATTACCAAACAATTTATAATCTGTATTTTGAATTTCTAAACCTTTATTATACCAGCTAAGTACTTTATCTCTTGTGTCGTCTTGTTGATTCATAGTCGTATATATTTATCCTATTATAACATTTTGAATTTATTGTGCAGGGTCATACCATATAGTATAATCAAAAGTCCACACCTGTCCATTACGATTTGTAGGAGTAGGGTCATTTGATACATACTTAATAAAAAATTGAGTTGTAGTCATTTCAAAAAATATTTGTTCATCATACCCACCTCCAGTTATTTCATAGTATGGTAGCATAGCTCCTTGATTAATTGAACTTCTATACCAACTAACAATAGCGGCAGGTACATAGTTAAGGTTATGAGTAACTGTTAATATTGTAACATTAGCAGGACTACCGCTAAATGTATAAGTCGTACTTCCTTTTCTTTCTTGTTTTAACATAGACTTTTCAGAAGTAATAGCTAACTGCTCTGTTGTAGCAGTTGTAGCATCAAATGTAGGTAATGCAATTTTTATTCCGTAAGCCATAATTATACTTTAATAGGGTCTTTTAATATTAATAGTCCATAATCATAAGTAGGGTTAAATCCATAAAATGTAAATTTTATATCAGAAGTTGTAGCATAAGACTCTAAATCAAAAGAGTTAAATACTACTTGCCATCTACTATCTGCAAATACATTATAAAAATATAAAAAGTATTGTGGATAATAATTTAATCCGTGTAAAATTGTTGTTTGAGAAGCAGTTGTAGTTGTTCCAGTAGCCATTTTTTGTATTATAGGACTAGGATATTCTGAGCTCCAAGCTAAATCTTTAGGGCTAGCAGTTGTAGCATCAAATCCTGATTTTGCAACTCTTATTCCATAATCAACAGTAGTAGTCCCTTGTGTAGTAGGTGTATTGCTCACTGTATTATAAGTAATATTCTGGTCTATTTTTTGATGAAATATATAATAATATATTTCTATTACATCAGCTAAACCACCATCATAAATTAAATTTGTGCCATTTATTCTAAAGAATTGACTATATCCAGTTGTAGCTAAAGTTATATTATTTGTCCCATATTTATCTTTTACATATAACCAAAACACAGGTGCATAACCTAAATTATGTGTAACTACAGTTTGTGATGAAGTAGAACTAGTAGTTGTAAAAGCTCCTTGAAAAGCTATTTTTAGATTAGGGTATCTACTATCAAAAGCAGTTTCAAAATCAGCACAAGTGCTTGCATTATATCCAGGTCTAGCTACTCGTATTCCGTATGCCATTATATATTACCTAATATAATACTATTAAGCGAACCATTTTTAACTGTTATTCTAGCATTAGTACCGTCTATAATAACACTATTATCTCCTCCAATAGTTAATGTTCCAGATATATTTCCAGATGTAGCTGTAATAGCTCCTGTAATATTAGCACTAGAAGCTGTTATGTTACCAGAACTATCTAGTGTAAAATTAGCAGCTTTGATTAACAGTTTATCCCCGTCCCATTGAAAATAGTTATTAGAGTTATTATATAAACTAAACTTAGCTTTACTGCCTGTATAACCTAAATATGCACCAACATTATTTCCATAAGTAGTAGGAGGTGTAGCACCAAATGAAACATAGCCTGTAGAGCTTAAAACTGCCCCTGTTTGATATATTGTTGTACTATCTATATTCCAGCCAGCTATTGTAGAATTACCAGCTATTTGGATACCTAAAGCCTCTATTACACCATCTCTTCTTAATTTCCACCCAGTAGCTCCTGATACATAGTTTTCAGATTGTAAATCACCTCGTATAACACCACCACCTAATCTTGATGGTGGTACAATTTCAGATACTAAACTCTGAGCAAACGGTGAAGTCTGATTGTTTTGTACATCTGGATTTAGTAGTTGAGCATTATTTGTGTTTACAAATCTAGCCATATTATTTTCTTATGCCTTTATTATCATAGAATATATCTACTCCTTCAAAGATTGGTAGTTTATTATTTACAACTCCACTCCATTTTATATTAAACCAATTACCGTGTATGTTAAATGGTCTTGCAACTTTATACTCAGATACTATACCAACTGTATCCTGTTTACCTTCATCATTAGTTATTGTAATACTAGACCCATTAGCATACTTACTGTAAATAGCTATATTATTATTTATAGATTTAGTCATACCTCGCATACCACCATCTAGTTCTTGGAATACAACTTCATAAGGTATTTTAATATTATTGTCATTAAGATAATCTCCTTCTATCTCGTAGATATTATTAACTGACCCTGCATAAATTTTATTATCTTTGTCATTATAAAAGACTTGTTTTACTCTATATGGATACCCAAATATAGTCCAACTATCTGAACGGATAGAATATCTAAACACTGTATTACTATAAGTTACTCCATTAATAGTTAAGTTTCCAACTTCTAAATAGATATAATGTTCATCAGATGTCATATATACATCTGACTTATTAGGAATTAAGTCAATATAATACTGAATTGTTCTGCCAATATCTACAGGATAAGCAGACCCATCAGTTTTATAAATAGAAGTTCCAGAATAGAAATAACATAGACCTTGACTAACTGTAATAGCTTCCTGACTTACAGCACCAACTTGATACAAATCATCAGGCACTACAAACTCATTAGTAATATCTGCTCTATAAAATCCATTATTTTTGAATATAAGAAGCACATTACCAACAGTAGCAAATCCACTAGCATATCCACCATCATCAGGATTAACTCTAAAAAAGTTAGTAGCAGTAGTCCAAGTAATAAATGGAGACACAGCAGGATTTATAATAGATGAAAAATATACCGTGCCATTAGTATTCATTGCAATTAGCCTACCTCTGTATCTTGTAATATAAGATAAGACTAAAGCAGTTGGACAATTAGTAGTAACCCAACTAGCTCCATTAGTTGAGCTCATCATATCATTAACCCCATTAACTACAAATATACTACCTCCTAATTGAGCAAATCTGTGCTGTCCTAGACCTTTTGATGTCCAACCAGTACTTGCGGTCCAAGCTGACCCATTCCAGTAGTACATATTAGAATTTGTGCCATTACTAGTAGCAACGACTGGTATGTTACTTGAGAAGGTTCTAAGTGCAGAAATACCTTGAATATCTTCAACTCCAGAAATACTAGCACCTATTTTAATACTACCTTTTCTAGCTTTAACATAACCCATAGTACTATCAAAGTCTACATTATAAGCAAAAGCTACTGAATTTTGATTAGTACTTTTAATTTTGTCTCTTGCAATAGACTCAGGTGAGATTATACCTGCATCAAATTGTCTATAAGATTCTGTTGCCATAGTTATAATTCATCGTTAAATTGGATTATGGTATTGTATTTAAAAATATGAGGTTTAAGCACAGTAATTCTACCAGAACTTTCTTGACGTCGCATTCTATCTGCTTTAGTTAGAAAAGACTGATAAGCAATTTGACCAACAGTTGAACCACCTGCATTAAGTCTAGCGTCTATTTTCCAAACTAAATAATCTACAATAGCGGTTTCATCAGGTACAGACACTTCATCATAGCCAGTATTGATAACTTTTGGAGTATGATAATAAGTCATAATTAGAGCTTTATTAGATTGTTGCTCACCTACAATAGGATAGACATAAATATATCCATCTTGAATAGTGTAATAAGTAGGTTTACCACTAGAAACAGATTGAAATATTGTAGCTCCAGCAGTAACTGCAGTAGTAACTCCAGTACAACCAGTTAAAGTAGTATTAGTTTTACCAGTATATTTAACTACATTACTTCCTATTTCAACCGTACCTTCATCTGGGAAGTTAGCAAATAATACTCCAGAAATTGTACTAGCTCCGATAGATATATCAGCAGTTAACTCAGTATAGTTAACATTATTAAGCATAGTATTCCAGTCTTTAAGACCTAAGTATTGTAAATTATTACCAGCTCCAAATTTAACTTCTTCAATACTTTCATCAGACTCTCTATCTTGAATATCTGCAGGTAAGGCTAATCTCCAACCACCAGCAGCCATAGTACCTAAAGCATAGTTATGAGTTCTAAGCCAAGCCCATTTACCTTTTTTTCTTAGGTTTACAATTTCAGACTCAGCTTTATTAATCAACCTAAATACAAACTCATCAGTAATGGAGGGTGAGTTCTCTTCATTAAGTTCTAACAAGGCAAGAGTTTTTAGCTCTCTCGCACTCTTTTTTGAGTAAGTATAGGGGATAGCAGAGGAATAGGCAGAAAACGTCGCAGAGACGGAATTTTTAAGGCGTGTGTGGGCATATCCAGATACGTGTGCAGTGTCTTCATAAAGAGTATATTCATCTGACCCCGCAATATTGACTGTAGAGAGTACAGATTTTACACCTCCTAAAGTTGTTGAATAAGAAAATTCAATTTGATTATATTTTAAGAAATAGACTATAGCACCTGCTTGATGAGTATATACGGTATTAGTAGCAAGGTTAATTGTATTTCCAGATATACTGCTGACATTTATAATTTCCCATTTTTCATTAGCAATATTTTCTATTGCAATAAAAGCATAACCAGAACCTGTTGAAGCGTTATCTACAACAACACTAGCTTGCCCAGTAGTTAAATAATCATTTGAAAGAAAAGTAGTCGGAGCGTTTGTAACAATTAATTTGTTTGGATATTTTAATAATGCCATAATAAATAAAAATTAATTATTTATATTATAGCATTTTGAATTTAGTTTTGGCTTCATCTAATTTACAAAGTGGGCATTTGGTTAGAGTTTTAACATAATTAACTTTATGTTTTTTACAGTAATTAGCTACTCTTTCTAAATGCTCTTTCATTTTTTGTTGTTTAACTTTAGCTGTCTCTGTTTCAGTCTTTTCAGTTTTATCTATAAATCCCATATCTCCTTCTACAATTGCTAATATTCCTTCTAGTTCTTTGTTTGTTTCAAGTAATTTATGTAATAACGATTTGTCTATTCCTAATTTTTCTTCTGCTTCTGTAATTGATTTAAATTCAATTATAATTGATTTTCTGCTAAATATATTATCTGCTATGGTTTTTTTAAAGTTTATATTTAATATAATTCTTCTTGCTTTAGGCATATAGTGTTGTGTAATTATCTGTTTGCAATTAATATACTACACAATATTATAATTTGTCAATGAATATCATTTCCACTCTATGTCTTCTTTCTTACCTGCAAATGTTCTAAAATCATTTTGTCCCCATATAACTTGTTTTAAATCTTTAGTCATTGGTTTGTTCATAAAATATGGTTGTTTTTGTTTTTTATTTTCAAAATTTTTATAATATCTGTTTATTCTCTGAGTATTCTCTGTAGTAGTTGTTGGTTTTTCATCTATCAAGTTGTTGGTTTTTCCAACAACTGGTGAATTGGTTTTCCCACAACTAGTTATTAGTGCAATAATACTATTTATATTAATATTATAATATGTTTTAGCTGGTATTCCTTTTCTTTCAGTAGATATTAATCCCAAATCTAATAATTTTTTCTTAGCTCCTTTTAATTCCCAAAGTCCCATAGATAATTCGTCCATAAAATCTTTGTCAGTTTTATAAAATTGTTTACCTCCCATTGCTTTATACCAATATAATAATTGAGATAATAATACTCCTGAGGTTAAACTACCTGTAATATCTGAGTATATTTTATGATAAGCAATTGGCTTATCTTGTAATTGTATAAATAATACTTCTAATTCATTTTTCATATTTCTTTCTTACTTGCCAATATTTGATTTACTATAGTATCTAGGTAGATATCTTTTATCTCTCCATACTTCTCTTCTACTTTTTTTAATTTATCAATCAGTGTAAGTGAATTATAAGTGATATTATGTTGTTTTAACTTTCTATATAATTTTGGGAATGCTTGATTGTATGTCATTTTATTATTTTTATAAACTAAAAAACTCCTTGCGAAGAGCCCGAGATTTCTCTCAGGTAACTCGCAAGAAGCTCTACAATTACAATGTATAGATATTCTTGAGTTATTAACTTCGCCTGTAATTTATAGTCCTTCAGCTGACTTAACTCCACTTACTTTGTGTACCCTTATATTATCATACTTTTTTCATTTTGTCAAACTAAAAATCCGCGTGCAGAAAACTCATATAAACTACACACGGATTGCAAAGCAGAAAGCCAGCAACACTACTAACTGGCACTACAATTATATCATTTTGAGGCTATAAAGTAAAATTCAATTACCTAAATAAATTCCACAATAAAAACAATGTCAAGAGCAACATCATTATGTTGTCTAGTGTGGTTGGGAGCATAGGTTAGTTATTTTTTCCAGTTCCATTTGTTTGTAGTCATATGTTTGTTGTTAGATTATATATGTTCCAGACACAAATGCACCATCATCTGTTGCCCAAGTAGCAATTGGTGATGTGTTTCCCACAATCCCAGTAGAGCCGTGCCATTGAACTAAATTTATTCCAGTAGCTTGTTGCATAACATTTATAGCATATAATTGAGAACCACTATCGTGAAAATGTGCTGAGAAAGAAACTCTATTTAGCAAAACACTGCTTGAATTGTCTTGATTAATTTTCATAGGTATTGAGCCAAAACTAAATTGTCCAGCAGATAAAGAAGATGTACTACCAAATCTAAATGAACATTTGAAAAATAATTGATTGTTTTGTATTGAATATTCTGCTAATCTATCACCATTTCCTAAAGTTAAAGTTCCTAATGCTGGAGTATATCTTAATAATCTTGTTTCGTAAATAGGTGCTTGTATTAGATTTGTATTAGTAAAAGTAGGTACAGTCCAAGTATGCCCAGCTCCAGCAGATAGGGTAGCAGCAAATCTACCAACATTAACATAAGGGTCTGAGTTTGCAGTACCTGTTAAATTACCTCCTCTTAATACTCCTTTTTCATCAAATCCAGATGCAACAAAACTATCAAACCTTCTACCAAAAGGTATTCTTGCAACACCAATTACTGGGTTATTTCCAACTATATTCCAACTTATATATACAAATAAATCTGTTTCCCATCCTGCTATTTCAGCACTACCTAAATTCAGCCAATTTGTTCCAGCATTATTAGTTGTAGACAAAGCAGAAGTAATGGTTCTTAATGTATTATCTATCCAAACATACACAGGATTAGCAGGTGTAGGGTCTACCTGTGATGTAGGGCTTGTACTAATTGCTACAGTAAGGTTATTACTTGCTACTGTTACTCTTATAAATCCATTTATTAACCCAGCATTTCTAATCTTTGTTTGCAATTCTAAAGTGTCTATATTTAACGTTGTTTTAACATCAGAAGTTGTTTTATTTTCCCATCTGGTATTTGTAGCATTTCTAACTAAAAAATTATTAGCAGCAACTCCAGTTATATTAACATCTGATAATTCTTCAAGTTCTTGATAGTTATCTATTCTAACATCAATTTCACCAGTTGCTCCATTGCTTGCTCTAACAACAAATCCTAAGAATACACCGTGATTTGGAGCTGTAGGTATTGTTTTTCTATATCCACCAGCAGTTGTCTCAGATAAATATAAAGTATCTCCATCAATAAAACTAGCAGTTGGTAAAGTAGACAATCCTGTTAACCTACCATTTTGCATTATATAACCATCAGCTGTATTAGTTATATTTGTAGCTGCAATTCCAATAGTATAAGCAGATGTAGCTTCAGTATTAGCTTGAGCCAACTCTACTAATAAGTGAGTTCCAGATGAACCTGTAATATATACTACTTGTCCTTTAGTTATGGTTCCAGCACTAGCTTTTCTAGCTTTTATAAGTAATGCTTCATTGACTGGTGATGAATAAGTACCAGTAGTTACTGTATTATTTTCAAGTGTGCTATTTATAATAGACGCTCCATTTAGTGTAGCTCCTGAAAAAGTATTGTTTTCATTTTTCCAAGTACTATCTGCACTATCATATTGTAATATCTGTCCATTTATAGGACTAGAAATAGCCACATCATTTAAGTCATCTAACACAGCAGTTTCAATTAAAGCCTGTTGTAAATTTTGGTTATTTACAGATACAGTCCCATTTAATACTTGTTCATTTAATTGTTCTTCTAGTTTTGGCATAGATTTGTTGTTATATCTCGTATTCTCCATTAAACCAATAACTATCATTATTTACAACCGCAGACCACAATAAATTAGAATTATATATATTAGATACATAATTTATATATCCATTTCCAGTACTTGATATTTTAGCTGCAGCTCTACTTGCATTACTAGGATTAGTATTATTTGCCACCCAACCTGATTGAGAATATACATCTTGTGTGCTTGCAGCAGCAGATATAGGAGCTTTTAATCTTACTATTCCTGTCCAACTTCCTTTATTTGTAACTCTACCAGTAGTTTGTAATAAACAATTTCTACCCCTAATTATATATCTATGAGAAGTAGTATCTTGTGCAAAAGTTCCTAAAGAGCCACCATCTCCATCTGGTGCCAATGTGGCTAATAACCACCTCGTCTCATAAATAGGCTCTTGTATAAGATTTGCATTAGTAAATGTAGGTACAGACCAGTTGAAGCTAGGTGAAGCAGATAAAGTGGCGGCAAACCTACCAACTACAATATAATTATCCCCAGCGGCTGCATTTGTTATTGTGGAGATTGCACAGTGTCTCTCATTTGTATTTGTAGTGTTAAAATCTGAGTATAGTCTAGCATAAGGGATACGAGCATATCCGAGTACTACACCATCTGTAGCATTAAAGCCACAATACACAAAGTAGTCTATTTCTCTAGTAGCTAATTCAGCACTTCCAGAGTTAAACCAGTTTGTCCCTGCATTTCTAGTTAAAGACAATGCTCCAGTTATACTTCTTAAAACTCCATTAATAAATACATACACAGGATTGCTAGCAGTCGGGTCTACCTGTGATGTGGGGCTTGTACTGATTGCTACAGTAAGGTTATTAC